ACAGAATTGAATTTACGATAGGCACATACATCGGGATCAGGATCAAGCCAGCGCACATACTCAAAATCCTCAAGGCAAGTGTCAAGTTGCATCTGATTGTCAAGGAAATACATGTCTGTATAACGCTTAGTCCAATCATTCATTTTTTGAATGCGGTAGTCAGGTCTACCGTTGATCTCCAGAAGACCGCACTGAACGTAGCGGTAAGGAAATCTCTCAAGAATGACTGTTGGTTTCATCAGGTTCCTTGTTACTTCCATATTGTAGCACCTCCTCATCGTCATGTAAAGGGGGTGGGACAGTTTTCTTTCTGACTTGCTTACTGCTCCAGAAAGCAAGAGCAATCAAACCAAAGTAAAACAAAGTATCATCAATCATCACGAGGAAGAAGATAATACTACCACCATAACGCAACCAGTCGGGCAATCTGCTGGTTAGTTTTTCAATAGATGGGCGAATTTTTTTCTCAAACTTGAAGTAAAGAAGTGCTCCAAGTGTTACTGTAATCTCGCTCATCGGAACGACGAAGTAGAGAGACAGGATGATAAAGATAGGCCAATACTGTCTCTCTGGAATACGCTTCAGATATGAAATGTAAAGATCAATCCATCCCTTACGGGTTCTTGGTCTGTTTTTCCACTTGCGTTTTAGTGATCTAAGAAGCGTCATCGTGATCCCAAAGATAATTATATTCTTCACCTGCTGGGACTGCTACAACAGCAGTACCATCAGCACGTCTAATTAGGAACTCTTCTTTTTGATTTTCGATTCGTTCCATGTAGTCATCAAAGTTCTTCTCGAACTCAAGTTCAGTTACTTCAGTCATGGCACACAACAAATTTCTTTTTCTTGCATATAACGGATGGAATCTTGACAACCTCCTAGATAAAGATCGCCAAGAACAATTTGAGGGAATGTAGCACCTTCACCAAACTCTGCGTAGAATTCTTCCCCTGTGAAGTCTCTACCCAATTCATATACTACATGTGGAAGTTCTTCATGTTCTACAATTGCCACAAACTTTTCGCAGTAAGGGCATCCTGGTTTTGAGTAGATAGTAAATGCCATAGTTGTGATAGAAAATAATATATATTTCATAATCGGGCATATAAGATTTGAACTTATGACCTTTCCGCCCCAAACGGAACGCGCTACCAAACTGCGCTAATGCCCGAAGGCGGAGAGTGGGCGAGTCGAACGCCCAAGGGCTTTAACACCTCAACTGTTTTCAAGACAGGTTCCGTCGCCAATCGGATTGACTCTCCAAGATTATTAGCAGTCCAGCATGTATCTTGCGATGACATGGAGAACATATCATAACACATTTCTCGACTTCTGCCAAGATTGTGTCCCACTTGTATCCCTTTGCTGCTAACTGGGATACTTCCTTTGATTTAGTTGTTTCGTTTAGATGGTGAAAATCGAAACAACAGGGAGGGTGATAATCACCACACAATTCACAACAACCTCTTTCAAGTTTTAGTTGATTGAGTTTTTCAGTCATCAACTTCTTATTGCTTCGTTCTCTTTGATACTTGACCTTTTTGAACTCGGCAGATTGTTTTTGAGCCCAGAGACGCTGTGCTTCTCTTTGCTTTTCTTTGTCTTTGTATGGCATAGTTATTTATGGTTCTAATTTATTTAGAAAAAATTAGAACTCAAGAACCTCTCCATTCTTCTTTGTAGAGGAACTTCTCCTCCAGATTATAGTACAACTTATAGTTGTTTGTCAAGACATAGTACCCATCAATGTAAGCACCATCATCATCAGTCCAACCATAACCAATCACCCGCTCACACTGACCATCAATTACAAAGCATTTATCTGTGTGTAGGTAAGAGTGGTAGCGGGCGTCCAGTGAAATCATTAGCGTTCCTCAAAATTAATGCGACGGACCTTACGTTGGCGTCGTTCCTCCTGGTATTTTAGGTCATCTGGTGTCAGCATACCATGATATTTAATCTTTTTGTCATAATTTGTAAGGACTACTTGACCCAAGTCAATCGCTCCTACTGTATCGTCTACGACTTTCATTTGATTTGGGCATCCACAGAACTGAACTTTGCTTGTGCTTGTCAGTTCTTTGTTGCATAGTTTACATCTTGCGGATAACATTTGTAAGCATTTAACCTCATATGAGTGATGCTCGAAGAGGGGATCGAACCCCCGACAACTTGAATGTAAATCAAGTGTTCTACCTTTGAACTATTCGAGCGATGCACCAGAGAAGATTTGAACTTCCACGCCCAGAAGGCGGCAGATTCTAAGTCTGCTGCGTCTACCATTCCGCCACTAGTGCTTATCTTTTTTTATTTGAGAAGGTGTCCGTATGACTACCAACGCCCCGTGGAGGATTCGCACCCCCGACCGCATTCTTAGAAGGAACGTGCTCTGTCTCCTGAGCTAACGGGGCAAAAAAAGTTAGTTGCCTAACTTATACCAGACATCCAACCAATAGGATTGAGTTGTGTGGTTGTTTTACCATGACTAGTGGCAATATCATACATCACTTGATGTATATTTTTTACTTCTGTGTAGGTGTCAGTAAGTAAAAGATTTTCTGCTACTGCTTGATCGTAAGCAAGTTTATATTCTTTTTGGTGAAGAGAAAAAGTAGCTGGTCCAAACCAGGGATCGTCTTCAAGATATTTTGGTGCTGGATATGTCATGCTAAAACCATCTTTTTAGTGTAGTCATACGCATAGATTTCACGGTTTCCTTTGATACCCCAACCCAACCAGTAGTAAGCAGGTTTCATGTAATAAGATACAGTTTGTCCACTGCCTTCAAATTGTGGAAGGACTTTTTGGAAGATAGGTTCGTTAATCATCCAGCGAGTCTGACCTTCCAGACTACTGGGATCGCACACATATTTAGCACAGAAGTTTCCAAGACCTTTGTATCGTCCAATACTAGTCCACTGAATCAAACCATACCCACCAACCTTACACTCAGTGTAGGAGACACGAGCACCACCTTCACAGATGTTGGAGATGAACTTACTCTCCTGCTTGATGTTACCCATGATCGTGGCAAGAGCATTACGATCTTTGATTTTAGTTTGTTCCTGAAGTTCTTCTAAAACATACTGCTCCTCTGGAGTGCAGTCTTCACACTTCCACGTAAGAGTATACTGTATCATAGGAACTTCTACAACAGGAGGTTCAGGAATTTCAGTAATAGAAGGGTAAGCACAAGCAGAACTAGTTAGTGTCAGTGCTGTCAATGCCAGAGTTCGTTTCATCATACTTAAAATAATCTTTACGGTAGTAACGACCGAGTATGTTGCTATTATAGTAGGTGGGAGTCCCGTTGTCAAGTGCCCACTCATGGGTCACCTGCAGAGTCTTTTCCAAAATTTCCATAACATTACAGTTATATATGAACGCAGTATAGCACTATCAGTATAAATAGTTTTATGGTAGAAAGTATTTTTATGTCTTGGAGATATAACGAAGAAGACTTTACTGAAGCACCCAAAGGTATAGAAGGATTTGTTTATTTAATAACAAATTTGACGAATAATAGAAAATATGTTGGTAAAAAATCTTTTTGGACAAGAAGAAAAGATAAAAAGACTGGTAGAAGAAAAACAAAAGAGAGTGATTGGAAAAAATATTTCGGTTCTTGTGATCCATTAAATGAAGATATAAAACTTCTTGGTGAAGATAAATTTTTGAGAGAAATACTCTACCTATGTCCTCATAAAAAATCAATGTCTTACTATGAAACTATGGAACAATTTAAAAGAGATGTTCTAATGACAGATAATTATTATAATACAAATATTGAAGGAAGATTTTTTGTGAGTGAAAGAACAGGAATTTACGAAGTAGTTATGAGAAACGATAAGTTCTGCGATATGAGAAGTGAAAAAATGAAAGATAAATCATACAATCCAATGTATAAGCCAGAAGTTCGTGAGAAGTTTAGTAAAATGTATTCTGGTGAAGGAAATCCTATGTACGGTAAAAAACTTACAAAAGAGCATAAAAAAACACTCACTACATCAAGGAATGTAAAAGTGAGTGATGGAACAACTATATGGGAAAGTGTCACTTCATATATTAAAGAAAAAAAGATAGGATTTCAAAAGTATAAGAATCATTTAAAAGAAGGTCTAATCTTTATCGTTAATTGATTCTATTATAGTTCTTGGATTGTTATGACTTATTGGTAATGAGATAAACAAAACCATAGTAGTCCCCAATATCGCTCCCGTCAAAGACACTGCCACGATAGATCCAGGGATTCGAATATTCTTTATCCTTTGCCACATACTCATAACGATCTCTCCTTATTTATTCGTTGCCAGGTCCAGACGGCATCGTTCCAGTCTCCGTCCCACGGATCTGGAAATGGATTTCCCAGTCCCTTCTCATCGCTCCCAGTGCCCACGCTTGCGTTAGACTCTTCGGACCTTCTTTCAACAACAGGATTTGATACTGAGACAGACCAGCCTTCCTCTCCAAATAATCCCGTCTCCAGGATCTCTGCTTTATTTGCTCGTTGTTCATCTTCTTTGTCCCAGATCTCTCCCATGTATTTGACTTGTTTGTCGATGGATGCCATCTCCATCTCCACTCTACCATCTACCCAGCGTTCGCGCAACCACTCAATAGCACCAAGGGCAAGGTGATTGACGGGGAACTTTTGTTTGTTTGCCCATCTCTTGCCCTTAGTGTACCAGTTATCTTCTCCGCCCCAGGTATGCTCAAACTTATAGTTGAAATCCTGCGAAGGTGTCTTTTTTGACATCTTGTTTGATGCTCCCGATTAGATATGATTCGACCTCTGTTTCTTGAGGAGCGACTTGCATACCCTTGGAAGATAACCAGTGCTCAGTCCAGGGAAGTGGGTTGTTTGATACTGGTGTGTCAAAGATTGCCTTCAGTCCAATAGACTTCAGACGACGATTAGCAGTCCATTCAACATACTTTGCCAGCAGTTTATCGTTCAATCCGATGATAGAACCATCCTTGAACAGATACTCTGCCCACATCTTCTCCTCCTCTACACACTGACGGAACATGTCATAGACATTTTCCTCTTCTTCCTTGGCGATCTGGACCATCTCTGGATCATCGCCCTCCTTCCATTTATTTAGAATGTTCTGGGTGATTGTCATGTGTTGGGATTCATCTCTTGCGATGAGTCCGATGATCTTTGCTGATCCTTCCAGGAGTTTAAGTTCACCAAAAGCGAAAGAGCAGGCAAACGATACGTAGAAGCGAATTCCTTCGAGGATATAAACGTTAGCAACTGCGCGATATAACTTTCTCTTGAGTTCATACAATTCCCACTTGGCATTATCAACACCTTCTAAAGCATGTTCCCATTGACGACCAGCACCCCACTCTTGTGCTGCTCGAAGGAACTCATCGTAAGCATGAGTAACTGATTGTGCTCGTGAGAGGATCTTCTCGTCGTCCAGGATGTGGTCAAAAACATCAGAGGGGTCAGCATACACATTTTTGATGATGTGGGTGTAGGAGCGACTGTGGACCATCTCCATGGTCTGCCAGATATTCATAGCACCCTCAAGTTCTGGAAGAGAACAGTAGGGCATGAATGCCATACCAGGACCACGACCTTGGACGCTATCCAAAAGGATCTGATACTTCAGGTTAGAAGTGAAGATGTGCTTTTGTGCTGCGTTTAGAGTTTGATAGTCAGCACGATCCTTCTGGAGAGATACCTCCTCAGGACGCCAGAAGTATCCAAGCTGTTGCTGCGTCAGTTTATCGAACACAGGATACTTGAACTTATCGTATCTCTGAACCCCCAGAGGAGGTCCAAAGAACATCTTTTGTTTGGTGCTGTCCAACTGAGTGGTGTTAAACACCGTCATCCCATCTACTTTACTACGCATTGGTTCGTTAGTTCTAAATCTTGCAACTGTCACAGTCTTCTTCCTCCGTTTGGAAAATGTCGTCTAATAGGTCTTGGATTGATGCTTTCTTTTCTTCTGTTAGTTGTGGTTCGTCACTCTTGATATCATAAGTGTTCTGATAATAAGAAGTCTTCCAACCATACTTGTAGGTCTTCAAAAGGTCACCTGCCATGACAGAAACAGGAACTTCATTGTTCTCAT